TTGCGAGCTGAGGTATTATAACCGATATACTTGCTGTCCCCTGTATAACTTTCCCCATATTCTGTTTTTCCGCCGCTGGATTTATGGTATGTATATTCCTCATAATATACACTCCAATATAATGGTGTTATTTCTGCTGTCTTATATGCCACTATATCACTTCCTTATGCTCTGCCGCGCACCCTGGACAATGCGAACGATATCGTTAAATTCTTTCACACTCGACGCATTAATGCTGATGTTGTAATAATTGCTTGTACTGCCTCCGCTTTGTACTGTAGGTACGAGCCCATTTGGATATACCTGTGATCCGCGCGGAAGTTTGACGATTTCGGGACCTTTTTCACCCACAACAGCAAGACCACCCGGCGCGAACTGCGTTCCTGAAGCATAGCCCTTAATGAGACCGGTGATTGAATCCCATATGTTTTTATAAGCATTGCCCACATCTGAAAAATCAGCTCTTCCTGCGAACAGATCAAGAAGCGTGTCAAACATAAGCCACATATTGTCGCCTACTTTGCCGATCTTGAGTTCAAGCAAATCAAACATACTTGATAAGTTTTTCATATCATTCATGGCGAGATCATCTATCACCGCTCCGGTATCTCGTGCTGCCTGCATATACCCTTCGAGAGATTCTCTTCCGACATCTATAAATCGATTCAGTTTGTTTGCCGATTCCCCGAATATTTCCTGCATTTTAACACTGCGTTCTGTTTCGTTTCTGATATTGCGATACGATTCGATCAAGTCTAAAAATATATCCTGTGTATCGCGGAGATTTCCGTTCTGATCGTATATTTCAACACCAAGATCATTCCACACTTTCATAGCTTCGTTCAGGGCAGCAATTTCCTGTTCCATGTCTGATGTGAGTGTTTTTGTTCCATTTCGATAATCACCGGCGATTTTATGTGTTTCGCGGATTTTTCCCGTCAATGCGTTAAAACTTCCTTCGAGATCACCAATATTGATTCCAAGAGCAGTTGCAGCATATTCAAGTTCTTGATATTCAGATGCACTCATTCCAAGAAGTTTGGCTTTGTCATATATATCGGCAATTCCTTCCGAAAAATTATCAAGTCCTTCAAGCAACTCCTTTGAGATCGCTATTCCTGCCACTACCGAACCAAGAGTCGAAGCAGCACCTTCAGCTGATCCGAATTTACCTATTAGTTTATCCATACCGGCAGGGATTTTTATTCCGACCTGATCTCCGATATCTCTGAGACTTGACAAAATTCCGCCAAGCCCTCCGTCATCCGCTTTTACCTGATCGAGGGTTTCACGGTTCTTTGCCGCCGCAGAGGTCATTTCGTTGAGTTCCTGTGTCGCGCTGTCGAGCTTGCTCTTATAATCCACAAGCTTTGTCGAGTTTGTTCCATATACAGATTCGGCTTTTTTCAGCTCCTCTTTCATGGCCTGGATCTTGTTTTTTTGATTTTCTATTCCCTGGGTTATTGTTTTATACTGTTTTTCGAGTGCTTCGGTTTTCTGTCTATTGCTTGCGGCCGATTCATCGAGCTTTTTAAACTCAGAATCCAACAATTCCATCGTCTGACGGTATTTCTCAGTCGATGTATTGATTTCCTTTTGGATCTGCCCCAAACTCTCAACCGCGTTTTCGGCGTCCTTCATCGCCTTTTCGTTGTTTTGGTATTCGAGTGTAAGCTTTGCAAGCTCAGCCTGCGTGTTGTTGTATTCGGTTCGGAGCTTCAGCACCCGGGAATCATTTTCGCCGTATGCCTCCGATACCGATTCGATCTGTGCGGCAAGCTTATCCGCTTTCTGCGTCTGAAGCTCCATTCCCTCAGACAGTGCCTTTTGCTTGCTCTGAAGCGCAGTAAGCGGTTGTTCGCTTATCTTATACTGCTCCGCAAGTGCTTTAATCTCGGAGCGATTTACCTTTGTAAGCTTATTTATTTCCTCAAGAGCCGCCTTAAACTCTTTCTCACCCTCCACGGTGAGCCTGAATCCCGCGTCTGCCATTAAATCATCTCCTTATCGATCAAATTCAGAGCGTTATTGCTGTTTTTATTTTTCGTCATACTGTTCAGATCTTCGAGTTCCGCGACTATCCGCGTCACAGAGCGGAATCCTGCTTCGGATTGGGAGTATCCCAGGTATCTCACAGCAATATTGCGAAAGCGCGAGGGCGATATGGTGTCCTCTTTTTCTGATTCTTCATCAAATTCGATCATCTCCCAATCATCGTCCCCGCGCTTTTTCAGTTTTTTATTGTCATACTTGCGTTTATCGCTTCGATCACAGAATTCCTCAGTGACACATATTCCGCACCGTTAATACGCATACTGATAAATTCCGGTGTCACGCGATCCTCCGAGCCGATATACAAAAAATGCTCGTTAATCATCTGTGCGGCTATATCCTTAACAGCTGAGATTCCTGCCTCGAAGAACTTCTCGGTATCCCCATACTTTTCATAAAGATACTCGATCACGTTGAGATCACAGCGGAGGATATATTCGATCTCCTCTATTTTTACCGTTATCATATTATGCTCCCTTCGGCGCAAGTTTGGTGTTAAGGTATGTCTGCGCTTCTTCAATCGTGTCCTTCCAGCCGGAAGTCAGACGATATTCTCCTTTCGCGTTTCGCATGAGTTTGCCGCTTATCGTAGTCGTTTTGAACACGATGCTTTCGCCCTTAGTCTCATAATCGTCTGCCGGGATAGCGAATTTTACTTTTGTATAGATCACTGCTTTATACTGGCGCTTATTCGACTTGATTCTTCCGACGATCGCGCCGAGACGCACATAATTGGCTGTATCGGTATCCTTCTGCACTGTTTCGCCGTCTGTACCGACTGTAATGCCGAGAAGATCAACGAGCACGGAATCCTCTACATCATCACCCTCGAACGACAGATCTCCATTCAAAAATTCTGTGACATATTCCGCAATAGCGTCATCAGCATATAGCGGAACATCAGATGAATTGAAGGTTGCGTTCATTCGGATTGCTTTCGATAGGGTCTTGACTTCACCGTAAGTCTCGGTTTCAGCACCGCTTGCATCGGTGTTTATAGTTATTTTTGAGTATTTCGGTTCTCTGAATGAAATCTTTGCCATTATTTTTCTCCTCCGAGTTTTTCAAATTCTTTTTCTGCGATCCGTTTCATTGTCTCGTATGCTGTTTTCTGCGTAGCATTGACCGCAGGAGCCGCGAACGGCTTCGCTTTGCGCCATTGAGGATCACCCGCTCCGGACTCAAACGATCTTGCGATCAACTGAAACGGTACGCCTTGTGGCCAGTTCTTCTGACGAGGCTGACGGTAACCGTCAAAGCCGAGATGCACATTGAAATTGCCGTCTGTATCCCTCCGAACAGGCGTTATTCCAAATGCAGCAACGAGCTGTCCGGTTGCACGAGGGGACAATATTCCCTGCAACCGGATTTTCATTTCATCAGCGATAATATCCGCACCTGCGCGGAGGCACTTTTCCGCTATATCCGGTGCTTTCACGATTGCACGAGATATTATCATATCAAAATCACCGCTGTCGATAAATTTCGCCCGTGCCACAAGCAATACTCCATTCCAAACTATACACGACCTGTCTGAGTGTGCTATCGTATCCAATATTCGTTATCTGATACGATACATCTGCCTCCTCAAGCGCCTCACAGATCTCGCATATGACCTCATCATATTCTTCGGTTGTGTAATAGTAAATCTCCCCGCTCGGCTTTTGAATCACGGTTTTATCATCGGCGGATAATCCGGACGGTATCGCCGTTTCACCCCAGATCATATATCGGTCAGGACGCGGATCCGGCGCGTAGAAGTGATAAACATCGATATCAATGCTCATCAGAGCGTCGCGCACATCAAGTATTGTTGCCATCGCGGTAACCTATCCTTTCAAGCGAGAGATCGATAACATCCTCTCCGGCTTCATCATCAAACAGCTCCTGACTCTGTACGATTCGGTATCTGTAACCATCAGAAAGCACAGCCACATCATCTACTTTTATGACGATATCGCCCGACGGTCTGCCGATCCGGACGAGTTTGTCGATTTTGGTATTCATCTGCTGTGCCGTGAAATAGCGTGACATTCCAACCGTCCGCTCACCGTACCATGCCGAATAATATTCAGTCATAGCATTTCCGGGCATATTTCCGGATGCCGTTTCATCCGCACGGTGATAAAGACTTAGTATGCCGGTGTCTCTAATCATTTCGCACCTCCGCAAGCAGACGCTCACGCCGGGCAAGCCTCTGCCATTCCGGCATAGCGTTCGGTTTGTCGCGGTTTGAATACTGCCAGCATACAAGATCGGCGACAAATATGATATCGCGCGATGTTGTTTGTATATGTATGCCGTTTCCGTCAAGCTCGGTTATCGCCGCCTTGATTCGTTCGGTAAAATAATCATCAAGCACCGTGTCCGTCCGATTAAGACGCAGTTTGACGATCTCAAGTATCTGCGGTATCATATTTGTCCTCCGTTTTTATAAGATTATTCTTCGGGATCTTCCGAGTTCGCTGCAGCTTCTGCGTTTGCGGTGTCAGCTGCGAATGTAATACCGGATGCTGTGACCGCATTCGAGTTCAGGCTGAATGCCGCGAAAGCTTCACCGAGTGCCGGAATACCGTCATAACGTGCTGTACCCTTGAATACAGTCTGATCCTCAACAAACATATAATCCTCGGATTTTGCGATTTTCATATCCGCACGTTCTGCAAGCAGATAATGGTTACCGAAACCGCCGGCAACTACTCCATCAGGGATAAAATCAAGTGTTTCGACCGCGCCGCCGATAATCGGAAGCTCGTTGTTCACACCTGCAACAAGAGCACCGGCGGAATTGAAGTTCATTGTCATGATTTTTACTGCGTTCCATGTCGCGGTATTCATAACCCAGAACTGATTACCGTTTCCGGTACCGAATTTGTTTACAGCCTTACTGAGAACAGTAAGCATCTCCTGCATGAGCGCAGCATCTTTAACGCTTGTCGCAGACTGTTTACCAACATGAGATGCGCTGATATTTGTAAATTTCGGCATATTGTTCTGCCACCATGTCGGCTGTGTCGCTGCAAGCAGGCGCGGGATAATACCGATCGGCTTGCTCTCACCGTCACCATAGACGATAGCTTTATCGAGCGCATATCCGAGCGACTGTCCGAGAAGGTTTATAATTACTTCGGTGAGATTTTCGTCGGAATCTTCAAGAATCGGATTCGGGATCGGAACAAATCCTGCAACTTTGTAACCATCGATCTTTATCTGATTTACTGTGAGCTCAAGCTCGTTGATCTTTCCAAGCATTTCGGTCCACACCGCTTCAGGTGCAGAAGCGAGTATATTCTGCTTTCCGCTTCCTTTGATGGTTTGAACATTAACATGTTTCAGAAGTTTAGTATTTCTGCCGATAGCGTCACGGAGCATCGGGAGCATAACCTCCGGCACGGTAAGTGTCGCATTGTTTACTCCGCGGTAAATGGCTCTGACACTTTCAAGGAAATCGCGTGTTTCCTGTCTGGATGCCACTTCACGTATTCTTTCGCGGTATTCTGCATTTCTGTCCGCAATTCTCATGATGTTGTTATCTCCTTTGTCTGTAGTATCTGTGGTTTTTGGTTTCTGTATCTGTTTCTTTTCACGAGTGTTGATCTCTTCGAGTTCGTTTTTCAGATTTCCGATTTCTGTGTCGATTTCGGAACTCCTCTTGTTCTGCTGTTCTTCTTCATCTGCAATGGTTTGGTTTTCTGCCTCGATCTCAGATGCTTCAAGTTCAAAAGCTTCGCGCTCTTCGTCGGTAGAATCGTCTGTGATCTCTTCAAGTGCTGCCACCGCCGCATTTTCACGGAGTTTCCATGCCGCGCGCTTTTCTGCTGTAGCGGCAATAGCGGACAGAAGCTGTGTTTTTTCAGCTTCCAGATCCGCGATTTTGCGGGTTATAAGTAACTGTTTTAATGCCATGTTTTTACCCTCTCTCTCATTTTTTCTTTCCAGCGCCGCATACCAAGCGCCTTGTTTTCCTTCGATCTCGCATTTACCTCGGTCGCTTCATACGCCGGGAATGTACATACCGAAAACTCAAACGCTTCGATATCGGTCAGTGTGTAATGTATGCTTCCGTCAGGATTCACTTTTCTCTCCTCAGCTCTGATATAAGCACCGAAGGAAGCCTGAGACACATCTCCGCGCTGCATACGCGCATAAAGGTTCATCGCGTCTACGTCATCAGGGTTCACCTTACAGCGCACGAACACGCCGTGATCGTCTGATCTGACTTCTGCGGTACCGGACTTTGTTCTTCCGAGCACGAGTGTGCTGTCGTGATTGCAGAGTATCCGGATATCACCGCCGAGATATTTGTCAAACGCACCCGGAGCGATACTTTCGGTAATACCGCATCCCATATCGTAAACATCCCCGTAAACAGCGAAATGTCCTTCGATAAACTTCTCGCCGTTGTCCTCTGCGGTGCGGAATGTGCTTTCACAGGTTCTGGTTATTTTCTCATTCATTTCCGTTTCCTCCTTTCAGCTTTTTCTGATCGCCGAGTTTATCGGCCGGGATGTAATTTTCGAGCGCAAGCAGCTCGTTCATTTCGTCATCGGGTTCAAGTCCTACCCAATCACGCAGCTCGTTTCTTCTCATTGCCATACGGTCGAGCAGTTCTTTTCCTGCACTGATCAGATCGGTGAGTTTATACGTGTAAAGCGAGCGCGGATTAAAACGAAAATACATATCACGGCTGTAAAGTAGCTTCTTTGTAAGCTCCTGCTGTATATATTGCGCAATTCCCATTATAACTGTCGTGATAAAATATTGATATTCGCTCTCGTTGTACGCCCCGACACCGACCATGAAGGACGGCACCCGAAATATTCCGGCAACCGTCTTTTTGTCGAGCTCAAGGTTATCCTTTATCGCGAGATCTGAAAGCGTGAGCGGCTTGATCTGTGTAATATCTATCAGTTCCGCCGGGATGATCCACGGTTTGCCGTTGTCGGTTGCATCGACATACCGGGACAGCAGCTTCTCTCGCCCCTCTTTGCTCGAAAACTCTTCGGTAAGACCGTCGACTTTTACGATTATCGAAGGTACCGGAGACGATTGCATCGCTTTCTTTGTGCTGTTCGCCTGCCTTATGCATTCAACTGCGTTTTTTAGTGACACTCTCATCCCGGTACCGAGCCACGGCTTTTCCGGATCGGGATTCAACGCAAAGTGAAGTACCTCATCAGGTTCATATATCGTATCGCCGTATCGGATTTTATAGCCGTTTCCGGTTTCCTTAAAACTCACCTGCGACGGCTTGAGCGGCACGAACTCCTCTATCATCCCGTCCGGCGTGTATTTCGGAAGTATAACACAGTTCCCCTCTCCCACTGTGAGCAGTGTTCCGACTATATGATATATAAACTGCTTCCGCGACATATGCGGATTCGGGTCAATATCGAGACGGCGTGAAAGTCCGTTCACAATACGTTTGTCACCCGAATCGGTGTTTGCCATCAGATGTATGGTCATCGATGACACGAGGTCCGCTATTGCATT